CGAAACCACTAACAGTAAAAGCACGAGCAGTTGTCGAACAGTTAACCTTAATTGCGCGAGGCAAATCCAACTGATACAAAGTTGTGCCACCCGCGGTGGTGATTGCTTTGACAGAGGTACCAGCCGTCAACGTCAACGATCCAGCGCCAGAAGGTGCCTGCGATGCGGCAATGTTGTTGGTCACAGCGGCTTGAGGGATGACATCCCAAACATAAATACGGCCAACTGGGCCAATACCTAGATCCATTGGCGATGGATCATCAAACGCAATGTTGCCATGCGCAGTCATCGCGGTGCTTGACGCAGTCACAGACTGGTTGATGGTGTAAGTACCAGTACCGCCAGTCCCAGTGCCATATGCAGTAATGTATGTGCCGTCCGTGACGCTTGAACCGTCAACATACATACCAACAGCAATTGGTGCGCCTTGTCCAAGAACCGTCACGGTTAGAGTCGTTCCCGACATTGAACCAGTAAACGTCGTCGTGTACGGACGAATTCCCGTACCAATATAAGTTTGTGCTGGACCTAAAAACAGGTCATCTGAAAATTGTGGCATCGTCTGCTCCTTGAAAAGTTTGACGAGTCTTAACGAAAAAGGGGCGGGGTTTTATTCCCGCCCCGCTTGGCTCAAACGCCAGGAGTGCCGTACAGTGCCCGTGGGTCAGTGAAGCCCACTTGGTAACGCTCTGTAGCCTTGTAGCGCATTGAGTCAGTCTCAAAGTCGCCTTCCATCGTCTTCTCTAGCTTGCGGCGCATCAGAAGTTTCATCCCTTCTGGAGCGTCGGTCTGCACCCACCATGCGGTGGAAGAAGTCAGACGGCTGATAACAGCAGCACCTTCGTCCAGCAAGCCAATCGACTTAACTGGGTTCAGATCGTTGTTAGCAGTACCCGAACGCAACACACTCTTCAGCAGAACTTCTGCTTGGAACACGTTGCCGGGGGCGACAACCAGTTGACGCGGAACCAGACGGATCTTCTTCTGGTTATTGTCAACAGCCTGACGGATCTGGATGAGCATCTGCTCAAGCGAGGTCTGCGACAGGTTTGCGGCGGTTGCCAGTTGGTTGCTGAACGTACCATTCACGATTGGGTGAGCGGTGTTGATCAGTGATACGCCATCGCCACCGGGGTAAGCCGAGTTAAAAGCGCGGTTAAGCACGTTTGCCGACAACGTCTCTTTGGTCTCAATCAATGACTGAGCAAGGTGACGAGCGTAAACCTGACCGATACGGATGTGATCGCCGTCCTCAACCAGCACTTTGGTCAACGCAAAGGCTAGGCCATATACGTTGTACACATAACGCTGCAGGAACAACACACCACCTTGCTGATACGAAACAGGAGTTCCGTCTGGCAGTTGGGGTGCCGCGCCGAAACCGTACAGGACGGGTTCTTCGTGGTAGTTGCGTGGAATACCTTCTTGCTCACGGAAAACCCGTGACCATTCGTCGGTACGTTGGTCATAAACTCCATCAAAGCACTCATTGAGGATAGGCTCAACGATACTCCGGAAGTCCGTACTGCGCATTGGAGCGGCCATTTTCTATGCCTCCTTAGAATGCGTTGATGGTGGCAACATACTGGCTACGGCTCACTTGAACCTGAACCACCGTGTATGCGTCACCCCATGCGTTGTCAACAGCAGGAGTCAAACCGATGATACGCAGATCACCGACTGCACCTGAACCAGCAAGACTTGTGGAAATTGTGCATTGCGACAGACCCGTGGTCGTAGAACCAGAGGAAATGTTCGTAAAGTTTGCCTGATCACCAATCGAAGTCTGAGCCAAACTACCATCAGCCTGAATGTCGTAAACGATATTCGGATCAGAGTAGTAATAAGTTACTTGCGAACCAGTTTGATACGCCGTGCTGGCAATCCACTGGTTGCTGATTTGACGGCGACCAGAAGCATCAGTGTACTCGTGACCAGCAAACGCACCCTGATAGGCGCTGCCAGCCGTCGCGGCAATGATGTTTCCAGACGTGTTTAGTGCTACGGGCTGGCCTTTAAGAATACCAGTTGAGTAGCCAGAGGCGATACCGCCGGGAAGCGCAACCGCACGATCCAGACCCGAAGGGTGGAACGAAGGACGCAAACCGAACGGAGCATTAGTTGCAGACATTTGTCTCTCCTATGATCAGTTCAAAAACCCAGCCTGTTAATTAAAAACAGGAACAGGGATCGGTTTATCAATGTAGTCCAGACCTTCACCTTCGACACGGCCTAACGGCTTGCCAGAACTATCACGTCCCTGAACCTGCTCTGCCTGAAGCCGAATCTTGTTCGCATCTTCAAGCGGCGCTTCATGGTGAAAATGAGCCATTACGTCCTGATACATTTCCATTGGAATTTTGTACAGAAGCATCTCATTACACGCAATAAATCCAACGTGTTCCCCAGCTTTGACTTTGTTGCTATCCATTCCGGGTACTTCCTCTGCTTTCACAGGGACATAACCAAGTCGGATACGCTTGTCGATGCTGTCATAACTATTCGTTGTCGATAACCAGCAAAGGTGCCATCCCTTGATTTCAGGAATAGCAGGCAATGCACTTTGTGTCCATTCGTCCTTCCACATCTTGCGACGTTCTTCGGCAGACACAAACTTTTCTTCTGGTGCCTCTCGACTTGAGTCAAGACTCGCGCGGCTTTCGCGTCCACCATCAGACAATGATCTTTTTAAACGAGAATCCATTATTAGCTCCTAAGTTGTTTAGCTTCAAGCGCATAGCGACGAATCATCTTTGCGCGTTTTTCCGGGTCATCCCACATTCCAGCGTCTTTCATGGCTTGGACTTGATCTCTCGACAAAGCGAATTGATTCTTGCCAATCACATTACTCGACACACTCTCGCGGCCTGACCCAGTAACGAAGTTCTTTGGACGCTTCTGTACTGGTCTCTCGTCTGCTTCTTCAGTATACCTGTGAGGCAAATACTTTTGCAAGCGATTGTCAAGTTCTGCCCAATATTGCGGGGTTTTTGGGTTCCAACCTTCTTCAGCCATAGACTGATCAATTGTCAATGCAACTTTTGAATCAGGATCACGCCCATTTGGGTCATACCATTGGTTATTTTCCATCCAAGCCGATGCATGACGCTGTAATTGCGGATCAGGAGCTTGAATAGTCCGTTGGCGTGGTTGAGCAGTCGCTTTTTTCTTGATTGCATCCAATGCTTCAAACTGTCGACGCGCTTCAAACCACATTTCTTGTGCAGAAGCGTGTAATTCGCCATTTCCAGTTTTAATTGCCTCGGCCATCTTGTCTTTTGCAAACAAAGTCCGGTCGTGCTGGTCTTGCATGGCTTTATTTAAGCGAGCAAGGTCACTTCCATGCGACTTTTTTTCCAAAACAGACAGTCTTTCAAGCAATTCTTGGTTCTGACGACTCAAAAAGTCCAGTTTGTGGTCTTTTTCGGTCGAAACCTGCTTGTGATACTCCTTGCGCTTGACCCGTTTGAGCCGTTTTTGCTCTCTCAGAGCTTCCGCGGCAGGGTCAACGTCACCACCATTGGCCATTTCAGCCTGTCTGGCAGCGTTATCGGCCTCATCTGAGTCTTCATCAAGGGTTGCAGTGGGGGACGGGATGCTTGGGGGTAGGTCAATCGTTGCGGAGCCGTCCTGCTCCTCCTGAATAACGATGACTTCTTGCTCGTCACTCATATGAATGCCTTCATCGCAAGGGGATCACCAGTGAGCTTGGCAATAATTTCATGGTCATTCAATACCATGAACAACGCTGGATCTTCTTCTTTGGCTTCGCCGGGGACTGGAACCTCCCAACGATCACCGCCCCACTTTGGGACTCGAATGTAATCACCAACCTCACACCATGAACCTTCTGGCCAAGGCTCCATTGAGTCGCGTTTCTTGAACGCCAACGGGCCAATCTCGATGACTTTTGCCACCATGTTCTGCCACTTCTCGGTTTCCTTGGTCTCTGAGACCAAGACAATCCCCATGCTAGTAACCGTCTTCTTCGTGCGGCGCAGTTGTACTAAAACTCGTGCGCCAAGAGGTTTTGCACCGGGGTCTACAGCAGGAAAGGCTTCCCGCAAATCGGCTGAATTACCAGCCACCGTGCTATCACTCATACTCGTCTTCCTTCAGTAAGTTATCAAGGATGACAAGGGCTTCTTCAAGACCAGCGATATGTCCGACCAGACGTTGATATGCAGGGTAATCAGAAGCGTTACCCGCCGCTAAACTCTGCACCACCGCCTCTTTACGCGCTTTTACAGCGCCAATAAAGTCGGACGTATACCTCATGCGTTCTTCTTGTCAACGCCCTTGTTTTGGGAGAAATTCCCGTGGTCGCTGTTAGCCAATGGCATGGTCGCTGTTGCCTTCTCTTTCATCTGTTGCCCGTCAAGCCAAGCGCCAGCCGCAACACGGGTGCGGTACCTGACTTGCTCGCTTTGCATTTCTTTGACTTCCTTGTCCATGTCAATCTCCTAAGTTACGTTGAGTCTCTTGGTTAAGTTTTACGGCGGTCTTCTCTTGCTCCTGCCGTAATTTGACCTCGTCCACGGTCAATTCTGCTGTCTTGATACGTTCAGTCGTCAGATTATTTTCGGCGTTCATAGCCACCTTGACCTGTTCCGCTTCCTTCTTCGCCTGCATCTCGGCTTGGAACTTCTGCGTGTCAAACGCAAGCCGTGCCTGATCTTCTGCGGCTCGACGTTGAGTCTCTGCCATAGAAGCCTGCAACACAGCCTGCGCCTCGCCGTCCATCGGTGGGGGTGGCGGCTTGAACTGTTGCATCATCTGACCCAACTGATCCAACGCAGGCAACAATCCAGAGAACACTTGTTGAGTGTCCAACTTCATGTGAGCCGATGCCAGTGCAATTGCGTTGTCAATCTCTTTGACCAGTTTGTTGTCTTCGTATTTGCCAAAGTCAACCTTACCGTCGCCTTGGACGTACCGGCTCATGTTATTGGTGTACCACAACAGCATATGTTGCTTAATGTGTTCCAAAGCATTTGGAATAAACTTTGGCGCAATCAGTTTGTTTGATCCCAACACGGGATCTAGCGCAAACGACAGGTGCGTTTGAATGTGGGCCAAATGATCTTGCCGCGGGTAAGCAAAGGCCGGTCGACCCAATGCCATAGCACTATTCTCGTCGGCTGCATTCATCTCCACCGGCTTGCTGGCATTCGGTATCAGTTCGTTGACGTTGGGCACCTTCAACTGCTTAAGCATCCGGTTCACAACCGCCCGTTGGTCAAACAAACCGGGGAAGTCCTTTGACATCTGCATCACAGATTGCATCTGTGCGATACGTTGTGTCTCAGAGAAGATGTGCGGATCGCTGACCGGGATTACATCGCTGTTGCGCTTAAAGTCTTCCCGTTTAATCTCAAGGTCAGCAACTACATCACCCTTGCGTTGCTCGTCCAAATACCAACGGTTGAGTCGGCCAACAATCTGCAACACCCTACGCTGACTTTCATGCAGGCGAGCGTGAATTGCGGAGAACACCGCCGCTCCCTGTTCAATCAGCGCCTGCGTTGTTCCCACCGGCATTGTTGACTTGGCATCGGCAATCTTCTCTTCGGCTGTCGTTACAACGCCTTTGGCGGCATCAGTAATCCAGCCAAGCAACTGGAACAACACCGGACTTGGCGGGTTAAACGGCATCGGCATCGCAATCTTGCGAATGTCGTCAACGCCAACGGCAGACTCCACCTCAGTAACCTGCGTCACCTCAATCTGCTGGCTAGCACCCGAAATACGCGCACCTTTCAACTTCAGCATCGTTGCGCTGTTGTTGATGTGTGCAGTGTCCAGCAAGGCCCGTAGCGCGCCCGTCAGGGCCGCAGAAAGGCCACCGATGAGGTGAGGTAGCCCAATGGCGTATGCGCCCCGCCACGGAATAAATTTAAACTCAACCAACCAATCCAATTTGGTCATGGTTGAATCGCCTTCTTCCCAGTTACGGTAAAGGCCCAACACCTTGGACTCAAGCTCATCAATCATCAGGATGTACGGGGCCGTCTCGCCTTCCGTCATCGGATCATCGTCAAGGTTTAGCCAAGTGTAGATGTGGAATACACGGCGCAAACCGTCTTCGTTGTCGTTGTATTCCTTGCCTTCGATCTTCTCGTTGGCCTTCTCGGCTTTTGTGCCTTCTGGCTCGTCCGTAGCGCGAATAAAACTGAAGTCCCTATACAACCCCCGGTCGATGCGCTGTTGCATCTCCCAGCCCGTTATATCCTGCTGTTCTGTCACCCGTTGCGCGGTGTAGAAGTTCACCGCCGAGAACGGCAGAATCATGTTGTCAATCGGCACAAACTCAGCACAAGGACGGCGCTTTGCATCGTCGTACCAAATCTTCATGAACTGCGAGCCACCCAACGGCAACTGCGTAAGCAACTGTTCCTGCTCGTCCCTGAACTCTTCAATCTGCTCAGTCAACTGCCAGTTCATGTAGTCGCGTTTGCGCTCGGCGGTCTCGGTCTTTGCATCCGTGACCTCGCCTAGCACCTTGGTACGCACTGGACCGTCAGGCGGGAACATTTCTTTGATAGCGCGAGACGCGAAATCCACACAGGCTTCAGCCATGATCGGGTGAACAACCTTGCTGGCCCCAAAGAAGTTTGCACCACCGGGGGCATCGTCACCCAATCCGGTGCGCTTTAGCCCTTCCTCGTACTGCTTGTCGCGCTTCTCTCTGGCTTCCTTGTCCTTCTCAATCAAGTCAAGGTAACGCATCCCGATCTTCTCAAGATCGTACAGGTTGATTGTCTCGGCAAGGTTGGCGTAGAAGTCGGTGTCTTCCGTTGGCCCCTTGAAGTCGCCCATGCTTGCAATAGCAGACCCGTCATCCAACTCCTCAACGTCCATTTCCTCATCAGGAATATCAACGATAGCGCCGCCGTCGTCGGTCATCTTCATACCGTCGATAAACCTATCGGCGTTCGGGTCAATCGGAAATTGGGTTGCCATATGTGTGTCCTGTTTTACTGTGGCTTCTTGGACATTGATGCCAAGCCAGACTCAATTTTGCGTACAAAACCGGGAAGCTTCTTTGCAAGCTCACCCGACTTTTGAGCGCCTTTGATCATACCCGTAGGGCTAAAAAAGCTCAGAGTGGTTTCCATCATTGGGCGATCTTCGCCAGAGGTGATGCCGTATTCGTTCATCAAGTCCTTAATGTGCTCTTGACCGAAGATTGGTTTTTCACTCGCTAACCGAGTCGGATTTGCTGATTTTGCCGTCAAAGCGTCGATGCCACCGAGGCCCATGTTGATTAAATCCACCGGCGACCCAAGGGCTGGCGCAAGAATGCCACGGTTGCCAATGTCCGTAATTGCGCGGGGCTTCTTGAGCGACGACAACTCTTCTTTACCCTGTTCCTTGGCAAGTTTGCCCAAGTTTCGCGCAATGTCTTTGACGCTCACATCATCAGCATCGCCACCTTCGGCCTTGTGCCGGACCATTAAGAAGTTATCCACAGCGTCCTTGTCTGTAAATACCACCCCGCCTTCTGCCATCTTGCGGTGGAAGTCGTCGTACCAGTGCGGCTTCTTCGGCTTGTCAACCGAACCGCCGTCTTTCTTGCCAGCCTTCTGCAAGCCGGTCAGGTATTCCTCGGTGATTGCCTGCACCGGCGTGAGCGTTTCCCCGGTTGCCTTGTCCTTCTTGCCCATCGTCCATTCAAAGTACCCCGGCCCTCTGCCGTACTTTTCCTTCAGGGCTTTCGTGAAGTCAGGCATTGCAATCTGTCCTTCAACCGGATCAAACACCACGCCCTTGTCTTCGCCTTGCAAAATGAACGGAAAACCGGGGTGCAAGTCTGGGCGTTCTTTTACATCCCCCGACAACGAGAACAACCGTGGCCCAACCGCGAATGAGGGCACCGTACCGCCGTGCTCCGGATGCAACAGTGTTGGCTCGGTCTCCTGCTTGAGGATGTCGGTTGGGCGGAAGATCACGCCCCTGCCGCTCTTCTCCCCGCCTAGCGGGATGCCGCCTTCTTTGGGGTTCGCTCCCTGCCCAAGCATCTGATCAGCCAACAGGGCGCGTTTATCAAAGGTGTCGGCGTACTGCCAAATTTTTGGGTTGCGAATGTCTGCACCCTCGCCAAACTTGAGCGCAAGGTTGTGGTTGATCTTGGCCGCAAGTTCATCGCTTAACTTGCCTTCCTTCATGGCTTCGGTGAAGCCCTTGCGAAGTTTGTTGAACACGAGCGGGTTGCTCTTTAATTGATCGGCGCTACCAAGCACGGTTGACCACAGCGTGTTGGGATCAGACAGGTTGATCATGGCGCTGGCCGTGCCTTTCTTGCCAACGCCCCAAGCAGCATTTTCGTAAAAAGGGTCAACCTGTTGAAGACCAGAAAAGTGTGCACCACCGATGTTGCCGCCACCAACGCGAGTGCGGTCGGACTGGGTCACACGCAACTTGCCCTTGCCCTCAAGGTTCATGTTGCCAAGCGCCTCCGACATCTTCATTGGGGACGTAGCCTTGTTTACGTCAGCGGCTTTACGGCCAGCGGCGGCTCGTTCTGCCGCCTTTACCAGAGTCTCAACGGCAGGATCTGCTTCGGCTAATGATTCCGCGGCTTTTTCGGCTTTAGCCATTTCCCTTGCTCTTGCAAGAGCGCCCATCACCCCCTTGGCTACCTTGCCTCCGTCTGCATAAATTTCTGGCAACTTGATTGCAGGACGTTGAATCTGTTTGTCAAACAACGATTCCGTCGCTTCGTTGTACTTTTGTGGCAAAACCAAATCATCAGTCATGCCAAGTTCTTTTCTCAACGCTTCAATGTATTCTTCTTGATCACGCCGAGGAAATGGCTCTCTCAATTCAGAACGCGGCAATAATTTAACAAGCCCCGCCTCTTCGCCTTGTTTTGCCAACGCCCGATTACGATGCCTGCCTTCGTGCCCCGAAATAAATGGAGTCAAGGGCAAACCCTGTTCTTCTTTGTTGATTATCAAATACGGAACGTCAGCGAACCCGCCTTTTACATTTGCCAAGTTGTCTAAATAATCAGACAACGTCATGCTTTTCATAGACTCGTCATGAAATTGGTTGCCAAACCCTCTAAATTCCTGCGGCCCACTCATTCTTTTTGGGATTGGCGTTGCATATCTTTCAAAATCGCTTGGGTTCATTGTCATCAACGCTCTTGCGTTATCGCCAATAAACGCTTCTTTCAAAGCATCAGTTGTGTACAGCCGCTCAAGGTTTTTTATTTCGTCAGCCGCTCGTTCAACACGTTTTGCCCCGAAACTGCCGCTTTGGTTCTTCACGGCTTCTTTAAGTTTGTTAAGCCCAGAAGGGACTACAACCGCAGGAGCTTGTAAGCCTACGCTTGCTTCAAGGCTACCCAATGCGCTTGCTTTCTTCTCTGCCCTTGCCGCCTCGATGGCTTTTGCATAAAGTTTAGACCAAGCATTACCGGCTTTGCGTAAATCACTCATGGTTTATGCCGCATATGGGTTGATTCGTTTTGTCTGGGTATATTCTAAATAATCATCGTCATCATTATCCCTCGGTTCGGGATTGATGTCGAGAAAACCCATGTCCTTCATCAGACGTATAGCTTGCGTTGCGCTGTCGACGTAATCATCATGCGTCGAATCAGGGAACGAACACAACTGACTCAAGAAGCCCTCGGCCCAGTCCTTGACGTAACCACGGCGGTGCTTGCTCTCAGGAAGCCATACGCGGCCCGTGGTGAAGATACTAGCCGTGATCTGTAGTCTCTGCATCTTGTCGGCTTTGCCGGGGTTGTAGCCCCGTACAGGCAGGTGCGCCTGCCGCAACTCCTGAATCAGACTGATGCCTGCCGCCTTTTCTTCCACGAGGATCAGATCCGGTCGCTTGGCATCCCGGCCCTCACCGTAGCTTACCCGCCACTCTTCTAATACCTTTGGCTTGAGCATAGGGAACGTCAGGTGCTCGGCCCAGCAATCAATCAGCAGAACGCTCATTGGGCCATCAAGCGGCTTGAACACACCCCACGTTGTCATCGCGGTCGGGTCGTTGTATTCCTTGTCCGTGAACGCGCAGTCATAGCTCTGCACAATGAACTCAAACCGAGGGAACGCCTTATCCGCAGGCCATAGCTTGAACATATCCCGGCTGACAACCTTACCGTCCTCAAGGTCGACGATCTGGCCCATCACCTCCTGCTCGTATAGCTTGCTCCCTTTGTACTGTTCCAACTGGGCCGAGAACGTCGGCGCTAAGTTCGCCTTGTTCTCGTAGGTACTGGCGCGGTCAATGATTACATCCAGACCTTCCCGGCCCACTAGATCAAGGATCAAGTCCTTGGGTCTCGGCGTAGTCGTCACGATCACACGGGGCTGTTTGCCCAGCCGTAGCCCCATCATCATCATGTCCCAAGCCTCGCCCTGACCGAGATACTGGAACGCGGCTAACTCATCAGCCCAACACCAATGGAACTGCGGCCCCCGCAACCGCTCATAACTGTCCCCGCTGATCCCGCGAATCGTTGAACCATTCACTAACTTGATCTGATGATCCTGCTTGTTGTAGTCGGCCACCAGTTCAGGCGGGATGTTCGCCAACAGGCCGCTGGCTCCTTCAAAGCAGGTGTGCTTGATGTCGTTGCTCGTCGGGGCCAGAACCAGCCCACGCGAGCCGGGATGCGTCCAACACCACCACCAAAGGGCCTGACTACCTGCGTGTGACTTACCGGCTCCCCTGCCAGCGATCAGTGCCCATACCGTCCAATCTTGCTCAAGCGGTGGCGGTATCTGATAGCGGTGGGCGCTTGCCACCCACTTTGCGTGGGCAATCCACGCGATACGATCATGCTCAGGTAAGGCATCGAACTCGGCGGCTGTCGCCTCATCGAGCAGTTCAGCCAGCACGTTTAGACATCTCTAGGTTGCGAATGATCTCGAACAACCGGCCACTGCTGGTCTCTTCGGTCTTAATCGCGGCTCCGCCTTCAACGCCTTCCATCGCCATACGGTCGCCATACTTCTTCGGCTTGAGTTTCATGGCCGTCCACTTCCGGGCCTCGATGCGTTGCTTTTGCCACGCGATGTAGGTCTGGTCTAGGCTCGTGCGACCCTTCTCGTCGGTGAACTCAGGCGGCATTTCGTCGGCAATGTCAAGGATTTCGTCGGCGTTGGTATCGGCCTGCTCTTCACGAGCGCGCGCGTATTGCTCCGCGAAGAGAGGGTGGCGAATCAACCACTCGTAAATCGTAGACTGAGCTGGAAGCGTTCCTGTCTTATCTGCCTTCAGTATCTGACGCAGACTCATCCCTCCACTCAGACCCAAGCAAATGAGGTCTGCTGTCTTTTGGTTGAATGTTGTTGGCCTGCCTGTTGGCGTTTTTACCGGCGCGGCTACCTTAGCCTTCTGTACACTCGGCTTTACAATCTTCTCTAATCGAGTGGTTTTGCGTTTGGTTTCTGGCATCACCCGTAATCCCTAAGTAAAAACCACATTGTATGCGATTAAAACTGCCGGTGGTGAGATTCTGAGCATAGCAAGCCTATACCGTACTAAGTACAAGCTCGCTTTCCTGCCGTATGGAGCCATCCATCGCACAGCATCCTAGACTTCTTTCAACCGCCCGGCTCTTGGATTCGCCCACCGCCCCCGCTCTGGCTTGCTCGTGTAACGGGGTTATTCAATGCCACCACCGACGTACCGCATGGCAAGGGCTGACAGTGGGCAACAAAAAACCGCTAAGGAAGACCCCGGTGGAAACACATCTTTTGGACGTGCCCCCTTGCGGGGCGGGATCTTTCTTAGCGGTTCTCATGGCTTTCCACGGCCAACACAGCAACACTATCCGATTAAGGTGCGCGTGTCAACACCTTTGTGTCTTCATTGTGCGCTAGACAACAGTTATAGCCTCTGGTATCTAGCGGTCTGCACAACATCTGGGCAGGCTATGACACTCACCGATGATCAGTTTATCGAAATGTGGAACCGGCTTCGTAGCCCCCAGAAAATGGCAGACGAAACCGGCAGGATGGTTCGCAATATCCACGGTAGACGGCGCAGGCTTGAAATCAAATACGGCATCACGCTTGCTTCCGAAAACCCAAACCCAGCCTGCCATCAACCACAGTTCCACCTAGTCAAGTATCGTCACCAAGGCGGTATAACCAACGGCACGGTCATCGTGTTCTCTGACGCGCACTTCTGGCCGGGAATCCGCACAACCGCCTTCAAAGGCTTACTCTGGGCTATAAAGACTTTAAAACCCCATATGGTCATCGCTAACGGCGACATATTCGACGGGGCTTCAATCAGCCGCCATCCAAGGTCGGCATGGCAACAACGGCCAACTGTGAAGCAAGAACTAGACGCTTGCAAAGAAGCAATGACCGAGATCGAGGAAGCCTGCCATAAGGCTCGCCATCACACGCAATTGATCTGGCCACTCGGTAACCATGACGCTAGATTTGAGTCGCGCCTGAGCGCATTCGTGCCCGAATTCGAGGGGGTTCAGGGGCTGACACTCAAAGAGCACTTCCCAAAATGGCACCCTTGTTGGACTTGCTGGCCTACACCAGACCTAGTCGTCAAACACCGTTACAAAGGCGGAATACACGCAACCCACAACAACACAGTGACAGCAGGCAAGTCAATGGTCACCGGACACCTTCACAGCCTCAAGGTCACGCCGTTTGACGATTACAACGGAACAAGGTGGGGCGTAGATACCGGGACGTTGGCAGACACTGATGGCCCACAGTTCTCGGATTATATGGAAGACAACCCAGCCAACTGGCGTTCCGGGTTTGCGGTACTAACGATCCGCGATAGCACTCTGATGTGGCCTGAGATTGCCCGGAAGCACAGCGAAGGTCTGCTGGACTTCCGGGGTAACCTAATCGACGTAAGCTCTATTTAAACGTCAGTCTGCTCGTCAACTTCACCTTCACCGTCTTCCTCAGCATCCTCGGCATCTTCGGACTCGTCAACGCCAAAACGATCATTCCAAAGCGAAAGAAACGTGTCCTCGTCTTCGTCCCCGTTCAGCAAATAGTCAACGCGCTTAACCATTTCGCCAACGCAACGAAGCAACGCAACCGTCAGTTTGAAGTTTTCGATTGTTTCGGTCGAATACTCAGAAACATTGTGCTCGATTTCAAACTCAACCCGTTCAGCCAATGTGGCTAGTGACTTCTCGTCACCGTCAAAAAAACCGCCAACCATGATCATCTCCTTCGAGTAGGGCACATCGCCCAACGAAATCTTATCCGTTTGGCCCTAAGTCTTGATGACAGGTTTGTTTCGGTTAAGGGCTGTTGGTGGCTCACATAAAGCAGTGTTTCCACTTTGGAACATCCCACACAACGGCGCTAACCCGTTGCACCACCAACACGGCTGGGGACTGTTTAGGGCAGCTACTCCCAAGGTCTCATCGGGATGAAAGGCTTGTAGTTGGTTTGCCTGCAGGACACCAAACTCTTCAGAGGCCCAATGACCGATTCTATAACCCAATCCCCATGCGTGTTGGCCCTAACCCTTACGGGCCAGGAATCCAATCGGTTTCAGTTCGCTATCAGTTCGCAACTGACTCGGTAGTTTAACTGGTCAAAACAGTCTGACTCAAAGTCAGGAACGTGCAACCAGAACACCAGAAACAGTAGGAACATTATACCAATTACGACCTTCGCTAACACAGATTCCTTCTTCTGTTGGCTAGGCAGGCGGCTCATCATCTCGTCAATCTCGCGCTTTGTCATGCTGTCACCTCTTCGGCCAGAATTGTCTTCAGACCGTTAAACAACTGTTCTGCTTCAACACGGGTCAGGACAGCGTGGCAGGTGCCGTAGCGCGTTCCTAGGTGCAACCAGACTGAGTCTTCGTCCCAGTTAGACACCGAGACCCGAACACCACACTCGGTGTATACGATGGTTTCTATTTCTCTCGACATATCGACTCGCTTTTGTTTGGTTTTGAATTGGGGTCAGGCCAAAGCCTGTTTGATGTACTGGTCTGCCAATGCGCGAACGGCTGTGTGGCGATTGCGGTGCTTGGCATCAAGCCACTCATTGATTGCCGTCAGGCGGGTAATCGCAACACTTCGCTCTACGTTGCCCCGGAACAGCGCCCGATCTTCTGGGTCGGTCAAGTCAAGTCCTGCGGCTTGCTGGTCAAGGTGCTTCAAATTCATTTCGCTGTTTCCTTCTCTGTTAACTGCCTTGCGCAATTGCTTGGTCAGTGAGGATAGTTTAACACAGTGTTAAACGCTGTCAACCCCTTTTGCAAATTATTTTGTAGGGACAAACCCTAATCCCTGCGCCAGCGATACAAGTGCGCGTTCGTGTGAGGAAGAACGCACTTCAAGGGGCTTACAGTGCCTGCCGTGCCTACGGTCGGGCACGAGTAGGTTGTGACCCGAACGAACGGGCGGTTGCGGCCCCACAGCAAGCTACAGCGCACTCCCCATTGCCATTTCGCTCGTCGCCAATATGTGATCGCCAAGCCGTACTGGCCGTCAGCGTACTCAGCCCAGCACCACTCTTCGGGAATGACAAGAATGGTAAACCTACGAATCGTTGCTTCGATTCTCATTCTGCTTCTCCTTCTTACGTTTGTCCTTGTGCTTGCCGGCCCCACGGGGAGGCCGCTGAATCAAGTCCCTGACTACGGGATTTCTCTTACGCATCAGGCTCCTCCTCGTGGCCCCCGTAGGGGCCGATGTGTTTACAGCCAGTTCTCAGCGATCTCGTCGTTGGCAAACTCAGGGGTCTCGGTGTACCAGAATCCCTTTCCGTCACGAACGATTACGCTGTTGTCCTCGAAGACGAAGAAGCATTTGTGCGTGGTGGTGCCAAGCAGGCGGCTACGCTCTTCAATAATTGCCAGACCGATGGTTGGGTGGTAGTCCATCACGTTCGTCAGGCGGGTTGCTAAGTTGTTCATCTCTGTTCCTTCGCTGTTGAAACACTACGAAATGCAGTGCATGGGTGTAACTGTAGATTAAACGTACAGGGGTGTCAAGCACCTCGGTGAACTTTTTTTCTAGGTAGTTTCCCTAGTTTCTTGTTTTTGAAGATGTTCGAACAACCGCTTGAGTGGCATAGCAATCCGCGGTTCGTACTCCCGCTGTTCGATGTACCGTTTGATCTCGGTCATCAGAAAGTCAATCCCGTCATCGAATCCTGTTGTGTAGTCGTTCCGCATCGTTCTCTCCTCTTGAATTAAAACCAAGCCCTTGCCAAGGACTTGGCAAGCCCTTGTTACTTGCTGGTTACCTTGACGCTGAACACGGCGCTGACTTTGGTGAACTTGGCATATGCCTCAGCACCGTGTACCTTGATGAAGGCATCCTTGTCGAACACCGAGCGGTTGGACTCGATGTAGGTGGCTTTGAACAGCGCACCCTCGACTACCTTGGCACCGCCTGCGCTTGCAGACTCCTTGATGGCATCCTTGATTGCGTCGGCTTGCTTGGTCAAATCGGCGATCTGAGCCAAGAGGCTACCGAGGGTGTCGACGCTGTTGAGTTGAAGATCGTTGTTCATCGCTGTTTCCTTCGCTTTATCGACTGTGCGGAAGTGCTGTGTCGATGGAAGAAGTGTAACACCAAATTAAACCTATGCAAGGGGTCAGGCAAAATATTTTCTAGGTAGTTTCCCTAATACCCAACAGTTCAAGCGTTTCCGCCAGCAAACTGGCCTCGTCGTATCCGTAATGCGCCTCGAAACCTTTCGTGCCGAGGCCGTGCAGGCCCGTAGAGCCTCTGTGATGCTCTGGGCATAGTGGAATGACGCTCATGTGGCTGGAGCGCCCCCAGCCGCCTGCCAGCCGCCTTGGATGGTGCAGTTCAGCCGGGGTGCCCTGATAGCCCATCCTCCTGCACACCGCGCAACCCAACTCGGCCACGCGGCTCATGTGCTTTTTTTCCTTTAGTGTCGTCATGCATCAATCCCTACGCTGTGGTTTGGCAAGGTTCGCAGGTAGTAGCAGTAGTCAGGCTCACCTAGCAAGTACGGGCCGCGATCAACAAGGCAGTACAGCCACTTGTTGCCCATTTCAGTAAATGCCTTGCGGCGAGTCAACAGTTCAACATCCACCATTCGAGACACCGCGCTCGACATTGTTTTTCTGCTGACGTTTGGGAAGTGGCGCTGGATTTCAATCAGCGACATCTCGCCGTGCGTGGTCATCATTTCAATGATCAGTTCGTTCATTCCTTTCCCTTGAATCCGGATTTATTTTTTAAATCGAAGCAAATTTGGCACCGCCATTGCAATCGATTGTCTTTCGTCAGTTTCTTCGTCGTCGCCGGCCTTCGCCTACACGATTGACATACTTGAGCCTTCACCTCAGTCATTTTTCTTCCTCATGGCCGCAACCCACCCCGCGTGGAATGCCCTACGTTCCAACCCAGCCTCTTCTGGCCGGTTGCTGTGCCGCCAATCGTTGAATGCGTCATCGATGCTGACGTTCTCCTCGATCTGACGCTTGCGCCAACCACGCGCTCGTTCAACAAAATCAAATGCCTCGTCTTCTGGTGTCTTCATACCGTGGCCCTCCCTTCGGCCCGTGCGTTTGCCTGCTGTGTACGCCAAATCTCGACCACCGCCTGCGCGGCAACCAAGTCCCACCTCAACTTCTCCTCAATCTCAACAGCTTCCTTCAAACCTTTCAACAGTTCCTGATACTCCGGGTGCGCGTAAGCGTCCCGTTCCTGCGCCGTAATCGCATTCTCGGTCGAGCGTTTCATCAAAATTGCTTTTAGGCTTTTGCGGTATTCCTCGATATACATTCTTTCTGCTTTGGCTTTTGCAAAAGTTTTGCCGTGTAAGCATATGTAATCAATTGCCCTGTTTGGATCGCGTTCTTCAATCATCGTTTCCCCCAAACTTTTCGTCTTTCCAAACCAACCAAATAAAACTCATCATGACTAGCCAGCACAATGCGCCGGTCAACGTAAGAAGCCAAAAACAAAAGTTAATCCACATGGTTTTCTCGCTCTTC